GCCTTTTCAAAGGACGGAGATTTAAGTAAGAGTTTAGCAATCTCAGACGGGCAATCAATCACTTCACCCGAAGCAACTGCACCCACTCTTGGAATGCGAACATCAAACGCCGAAATGTTTTTGATTTTCATTTTTTTATGAACCCGTTGAGAGGCCAGTAATTGTTACAGTCCAAGCACCAGCGAATACATCTTCCAGTCCGAGGGCTTGCATTAAGCCTTCTTCTGGAGTGGTGTATTCCACCTTGCTTGTAACAGCGGAGAGAAGTGTATTGAGGGAAGTTGAAACCCCATTGAGAACAGCCGAATCCATGAAGGCATCTGCTAAGACATCCACACGATTTCTAACCATTGTCCACGGCTCATCTGTGACCCGTGAATAGTTGTCGATATAAATACAGCGAATAGAATAGGTGGCCTGAAACTCTGGAGCATTTAGCCCGACAATCTCAAGGTCTACGGGGCCATCTACATTGACGAAAACCGCTGGCAAGTCATCGACCATTTCTAATCGCTCTGGGAGATAGGCGAGATCTCCGCCCTGCACAATCTTAATGGCTTCGTATGCACTTGATGGCCCCCATGCCGTAGAGATTGGAGCAATCTGGCGGATACGAGTTACCACCGCATCCACCAAACTCTCAGAAGCCATCTGAGCCATCAGGAAGACCTCCTTAATTCGCTGGCTAGGGCAACTTCAAAACGCTTGCTAACCGCACTCTTAGACCCCTTGAAAGCCCTCTGAAGGAACGGGTTGGGCGTGATGCCTTCGCTACGAAGTTTCCTGTAAATAAGCCACGCCACCCCTCCCAATTTTTTGGACTCTGCCCACGCCTTAATCTGGGGCCAAGGTGGATTGGCTTTCTTCGTTCCGTATTCGATGGCACTTGCGTATGGAGCAACAGATTTATTAGGGCCAACACGGGCAGTAAGTCTACGCTCATCCACAATGGTCAGGATAGATTTAACCATATTTCCCCTCCATGCAGGTTTTCTCCCCTTCTTGATTGGCTCCTCCAAGGCAAACCTCTTCACCTCTTCCCCTGCCCTACCTAACGCATTGACAATAGCGGAGTTCAACCGACTTGGCATCCTTGCATAATCCTTTTCCAACTGGGGAAGGGACGGGAACTTGGCATCAAGTTCAATAGGCATCAGGACTTCTCCTCAAGGGTTGCGACTACGGGAAACCCAAACTGTTGAAAGTCTTGAACGGCATAAACTCTCCAAGTGGTTGTTCCATCGGTTACTTCATCCAGACTCTTCAGGCTAGTTCCGAAAGGAAAAAAACCCTTCCAAGCCTCTTGTGGATTCACGCCCATAGGAGTCTCTTCCTCTGAGGTCGGGTTTTGCTGAAGATAGCAACTGACATCTGAAGAGATTGTGGACTCTGTAACTGAACGCTTCCCACTTGTGATTGCGTTGGTCAATCTCTTTATGGTTACTGTATGAGAAACCCAAGGAATCAAATATCAATCCTCCGATACTTCATGAGCAAATCCACAACCTCTCTTGGCATACCGTGGTCAAAGGACAAACTCAAACCTCCAGCACTCATGGAGTTAATGCCTGAACTTCTGCGGAGATTGAAATACTTTCCAACCAACATGATTTCTGCAAGTTCGATATCACTTGGGGCCGAAGAATAGCCTCCGACATAGATAACCTTTACATTGCCTCTTCCGTTCTGAAAGATTGCAGAAGAATTATCAAGACCGCCTTTCTCTAAGTTCAGTTCCCCTGTATCTGCAATGAAGTTGTAGTCTCCAGAAGCGATAAGGGAACCCGAATCAAAAGAGCGGTTGAGGTCATCATGGACAGAGGTGATACTCGCAATAGTTGTATTGCGTAGAATCAAAGTTGAGACACCGCCTCCATCTAAGTATTCCGTATGAGTAGCAGAATCAAACCCGTCTGGACGGTTGCAAAAAGAGTCAATAACAGAATCCATCTGACCTTGCAGGTTGGTCAAAAAGGTGTCATCCCCTGAGCCTGAAATGCCCAAGTGGGTTTTGATATCTGTTAATGAGGCGTAGGCCATTTACTTCTTCTTGGTTGCTGTCTTTTTCGCAGTCTTCTTCTTTACCACTTTTGCTGGCTTACTCTTGATCTCTGACTTCACTTCCTCCCACTCTGCAGGATGCCGAGTGATAAGACCTAAGCCAAAATCGTTTTCCACTTCTGCTTCTTGGTTAATATCTAAACTAACCTTGTGAACAAGTGGATGATATTTCGCACCGATGAATTTTATTCTCATTGTTTTTATGGGGTTATGACGGGGGGCCGAAGCCCCCCATCAATTTCGATTCTAGGTAGCGTTCAAGACTACTGTGCAGTTCACACCACCAGAGGGAGCAAAGGATTGCATATCCCAACGGCCGGAAAGAACTAGGTCATCGGCCCCGCTGGCCACGACCCTCTGAGTTTCAAACTTCAAACCACCACGCTCTGCGAGCATGAATGATTGACGATTGAACAAGATTGCTTCCTGTAGGTTGGTAGTCACTCCGTCATACATTCCGTCAGCGGCCAAGTTGGTTTTCACCTGATTGGACACTAGGATTGGAATTCCCCAGACTGAGGCCAATTGGCCGCTGAGAATGGTAGCGTTCGCACCTAGTTTATCCACCGTGGTTACATCTGAATCTGCGAGTAGGTCACAGTAAGCAGAGATTGAAACGACCAAGGCCGTGTCAGAATTTCCATACTTACCCATCAATTTTCGCAAAGCCAAAACATCGGACGCTGAGATGGCCGCACCACCAGCATTAACACTATTGGTTGCAGTCGCTGACGCACCGGCCGCGTGAATCTCATACCGAAGACCGTTAAAAAGTTTCTGAACGGAAGATGCCGTAGACACGTCGGTGTCAAAGTGAGTTGAGTCGGCCCGATCGCCGTTGATCACACAATTCTCCAATCCCTCGCCCAAGCGACGGGTCAGAGAAGAACGCAAAGCAGGTGCAACAGCGAAGGCACTATCGGCCGTGAACTCGTCGCTTACCTGAATGAAGCCATAGGCCTTCTCGCAGTCGAAGGTTACCTTGGCCGTAGTTGGATCGCCCTCGGTGTAGGCACTTGCTTCAGCAGTGGCCTTGAGTGCGGTTCCAACACCATGCATTGCTGGCCATGAAAAAGGATTGGTTGGTGCGGAGAATGTCGGGATGTTGGCGGCCACGGTCAAGTTGCTTCTGACATCTTCGTATAGCGTGGTCGAAAATCCCGTCGGAATCCATTCTGCACCTGTTCCAGAACCACCCGTGGTCAAGTCTTTGACACGGAATCCAAAGTCCTTATAAGCCTTGGTTTCTTGCATCATTTCCATTGCTCTCTTGACAGAGACATTCTTTGCCTTTGCCAATGCACCTGCGGAAATCATGAGGTTATCATTCATGTTTTGAAGTTCTTTTACCTCTTCATCTCCAGACTTGCTGGCAAGGAAATCACCGTAAGACTTGAACCGACCTTCGCCAGTTACTTGAGCAGACTTGAAATCTTCATGGGCAATCTTGGAAGAAGCCTTTACAGCCTCATCTACTTTTGCTTTGATGGTTTCATCGGAGGAGATATTTTCAATGGCTTGCTTATGGTCAGCCAAAGTTTTAGCGGAGGATACCGCATCATTGACCACGGACTTCAATTCAGAAGTGAGGTCTTGGAGTGTTTTTTCGTCAGACATTTTTAAGAATGGGTTGAAATTTTAGGAGCAGTTACGCACCTGATTTAAGGCATCAAGGATGCCAAGATTATCTAAAAGGCTCGGTGCGTTTTCCGAGTGGTTACACGCTGGAGGCTCCCCAAGAATAGGAAGTAATTGAAGTCTCAGGCAGTCTAAGTGTTTAGCCATACCTTCGGGGACTTCATCGCTGAGGATTTCATCAAGTCTCTTTGAGGCTTCAAAGAGAATCTCATCATCGGTGAGTTCTGTTAATAGAGCCGTTGCTTCAGGCTCTTCAATGTTCTCAGGCTCCGTCAAATCTTTAGCCCAAGAATAGCCAGAGATATCCGTTAGGACTCCGAGGCTTGCGGTCTTCATTCTGGCGATTGCATCACGGTTGGCAGGAATAGCCACCGCACTTATCTCATACAACTCAAGATCAGTAATAGTAACTCCCTTCTGGCCTTCCATCTTATCCGCTGGGTCATCCGACCATTCAAGGGGCATGAAGCCAACACTTACCGCATTAAGAACTCCTGCACGGTAGAGGGCTTTCACTTCATCTGCCTTGGCAACGCCTTTGGCGAATTCAGCCTTGAAAGGAACCGTATCATTCTCCACCGACATTTCGGTGATCTTACCGATTGGGTAAGCAGGGTCATGGTTCCATAGCATGACGGGGTTCTTCTCAAGGAAGTTGGGAATGGATTTCTCAAAGGCAGAAGGAAGGATAAGTTCTCCATCTCTATCTACCGTCATTGCAGAAGCAATGCCCTCTAAGACTCCTGACTTATTTAAGCCACCTGTCTTATGAGTGTAAGCAATGATTTGTCTTTTCTTTTGATTCATGTTTATTCCTCGTTCAGTAATACACAGGAGCAGTTGTAAAGGTCTTTGGGGCTGGCGTTGCCATCGGCAGGGTATTGAAGGACTCCGTAAGGAGTCTGAAAGAATGCATCATGCTTAATCGGTGCATCATTCTCTAAAGATATATGCCACTCCCTCGGCTCTCCTATCCGTTGGCTAATCCAAGATTTCCTTGGGGTTCCGAATCTGCGACCTGCCTCCATTGCCCCCAGATTTATTGCAGTTGAAGACCAAGTTTGGACTGCTCTTCTGGTTTGAACTTCTGTGAATGCGATATCGGCAGACTGAATCTCCGTCCCTAATTGGTAAAGGTCAATCTCTCCAGCAACATTATCAGCAAGCACCTGTCTAAGATGCATCAACTGGCCCTCGGTCATGCCTTGGCAATACTTCAAGAGTTGCTCATCAAGCCACGCTCTGACCTGTGGATTGTCCACCTCAAAATCTTCTTCACTTGCCTTGGAGATAATAGGAGCAGTAGCCTTAATGCTTTTCTCTTTGCTCAACTCATCACCCCAGTCATCAGCCGAAGCACCTACCGCCTCGGAAGCAGTTGGGCGAATTGCCCTGAAGAGTTCTGCCCCATCTCTTTCTTCGTTCAAAGGGATCTCAGGGATTCCTCCTCCATCCCAACCTCGGATGCTTTCAACAATCCTATCTCTACGAGTGCGAAGTTCTTTCCGCAGAATAGAGTTAAAAGACCTGAGAGTTCTGTTCCTCTGATTGATAAACCTTGCATAAGTAGAAGACTTCCTTCTTTCACGGGCTTCATCAATGACCTTGGCAACTGGCTCCTCTGTCTCTTTTGTAACTGGAACTTCAGCGTCAAGGGTTATGGCGGTTGGATCATGCACGGGTTCCCCTGCTTCATCAACAATACGGCTGTTGAGAGGGTCTAAGAAGATATCCCCTCCGATTATTGGTTCTGCACCCATAGCCTTCCGTGCTTCATTACGGCTCAGGATTCCACGTTGGAAGCCCTTGGTAGCATTCTCGACCCGTGCCGTTTCTGTTTCAAGCAACTTCTCCACCCCTGAGAGGTCAGGTCTTGCCTCGACCCCTGCCTGAATAAGTGGCATCAAGTTCTCATTGATTGCCCCGAAGACTTCCCCTTTAATTGTGGGAAGCATAGTCTCATGCCAAAAGACTTGACGCTGTTCTGTGGCGTTGGAGTAGGTGGCTGATTCATTACCCAACATAAAGGGTGGCACTCCAGTTACTGTGGCTATCTCATCACGGGTGAACTTACGGATATCTAGAATCTGCAACTCGTATGGAGTCAAAGAAATGCGGTCATACTTCGCACCCCCTGAGAGGATTGCGGTTTGCCCTGCCTTGGTTGAAGCACCATGAATCCTGTTCCAGTCATTGCGAATTTGCTTACTCTGAGCCTTGCCTAAAACATCTGGGAAAGATAACACGCCAGCAGGAACCCCACCCTTCTTAATCAAGTCCTCTAGCCTTAATTGAATGTTCCAGTCCACCGAAACGACATGAGCCAAAGACTGAATCACCGAAAGACCTCGGTAGCGATTGGTGGGATTATATCTGAAATTGTAAAGGAAGTCCCCCTTGCTCAGAGTATCGTCAGTCCCTCCAACATCCACTAGGAGTTGGCCAATACCGCTGGCACTTGGGATTGGTTTAATCCTCTGAGGGCTTATCGTGGTCATCGCTGATACACGGTTCCCAACTTTGGCAAACTCCCAGACGAACTCCCCTGCCCAATCAAGGTCAAAGTAAGTCCGATACATGAAGGAGAAGTAGGTGTCCTGAGCGTTAATCCGCTCAAACAAGTCCACCGCAGGGCCACTCGTTATTTCTTGATCTGTTCCT